CTGAAATACCCGGTTAAAATAAAGTCTTTATGTATGCTTTTGATGGGGCTGACATGGTCTCGACGGAGCAATGAGTAGCGGAACGGACAGCACGATAGGCGAAGAACGTAATTCTAGCAAAACTTATAAACGCAAACGACGTTTATTTTGAGGACCTTAAGCTAGCTGCTTAAACCTCATGGGGATTCGGGAATGTTCCTTATTATCCAAACATTCCCACTTCCATATAATATCTGGAGAGAAGAATGTATAAAAAGCTAATTCTCTTAAGTGTTCTTTTGTCATTTGCAATTGTATTTTGTTTTTACTCATTATCTGATTATTTTATATCATATCCATTTCGTGCAGCATTCAATAGAATGACACAAGATGCACAAAAGGAAGTGGTATGTCTTGCGGATAATATCTATTTTGAATCGGCAACTGAACCGAGAGAAGGACAAATAGCTGTAGCATATGTAACAATAAATCGTGTTAATTCAGGAATATTTGAAGATAACATTTGTAGTGTTGTAAAACAAAAAGTAAAAGGTGTATGTCAATTTTCCTGGTGGTGTGAAGATCGTCCTTACAGTATTTCCAATTCAAAAGTCTTGACAAAAGGCGACAATAGACTGTATAATGACATACTAGAGTTATCCATATACTTTTATCTAAATCATGAGAGAATGGATGATCCAACAAACGGTGCATTGTTTTATCATGCAGATTATGTAAGTCCTAATTGGAAAAACGTAAAAAGGAGTATTCAAATTGGAAGACACATCTTCTACCACAAAGCATAAGGAGAATACGGTGAAATTAGAAAGTCTTTTGATATGTGTTTCAATCTGTGCTACATTAATTCTTTTGTCTGTAATTGGTGGTTTTACTTACTATAAGATTAATGATAGGAAGTTAATGTCTGCAAACATTGATGCTGCGATCAGTAAAGGAATTGATCCTATTTCTGTTCGTTGTTCATTTGCAGAAAGTGATGATACGATTTGTGTTGCTATGGCAGCTTCACAGCAATCTAATCGTGTTCTTGTATCAACAGCGGGTGCTGCGGTTGCTGCGCCTAAGAAATAAAGGTATATTATGTCAGTACAACAAGTAAATACAACTCTTTCCAATCCAGCGGAAAGGAAGCAATTACAAGACATGCTCAAGGAAGCTTCTGGAGCGATGACGCGAATTGCCAGTGAAAAAGAATTTATTAAAGAATCTATTAAGAAAGTTTGTGATGATCTTGATTTGCCAAAGAGACTTGTCAATAGGCTTGTGAAAGTATTTCATAAGCAATCATTTGATGAAGAAGTTGCAAATCATGAACAATTTGAAAAGATATATGAGATTATTGCCCGCAATGCCAACAAAGAATGAAATGATGTTGTTTGCTAGAGCGATTGAAGAAATTGCTCAGAAGCATGAACTCAATTACATAGAAGCTATTGTGGAATATTGCAAGGAGACTGGTATGGAAATTGAGGTTGCTGCAACATTAGTGAATAATAATCTCAAATCTAAATTGAAAGTGAATGCACAAGATTTAAATTTATTGCCTAAAACATCTAAACTGCCTATATGACTGGATATGAAGCTTATACAATTTTCAATTCCCTCAAACTTCATTTTACACAAGAGTCCTATGATTATTTTCAATATCAAGGAAAAACACGATCTTCTATAGAAGCATTTGAGAGAAGAAAAGATAAGTATTTCTTCTATAAACTGTCAAGGAAATGGATAGATAAAAAAGAATATGAATTATTTCTTGTTGCTAATTTAATTGCTGATTCTAAACTGTGGGTGGGTAAGTTACTGGAAGATGATTCAATTTCTCTTTACAGAGATAGGACAAAAGTGATACAATCATTATCTTATACTTTCAAGAATGATTGTTCTGTTTTGTTTGATAAAAATGATAATCCAAATAGTTTATTAAAAACACTAGGTGATTATCCAGAACTTTTGACAAAGACACTACAGAAAGATATTCAGTTAGAAACATTGATTATTTTGAATGGCATTTTGAACTTTTTCCCAATGTGGACAAAAAGAATTACGGATACTATTCGTTGGCCAGAAATCAAAATGAAATGTTTAAAGTATGAGCCGTTTATTGGTTATGATAAACAAACATACAAAAATTTACTCAGTCAGTGCTTGGACTGTGCTAAATAGAATTATATTATGATAATGTGGACAAGCTATTATATTAACATACTAACATATACGAGGTAAAAATATGAATTCATTCGCAAATCTAAAACGTAGTCGCGGTTCTCTAGACAAGCTTACAAAAGCTATTGATGCAATCAATACATCATCGGAGAGTAAAGATGATGATCGCTTTTGGCAACCAACAGTAGATAAGGCAGGAAACGGAACAGCAATTATTCGTTTTCTTCCTGCATCACCAGAAGATGGTGAAGATTCACTTCCTTGGGTCCGAGTATTCTCACATGGTTTTCAAGGACCTGGTGGTTGGCTTATTGATAACTGTCTAACAACACTTAATGAGAAGTGTCCTGTTTGTGATCATAACAGTGTTCTTTGGAATTCTGGTGTAGAAGCAAATAAGGAAATTGTTAGAAAGCAAAAGCGTAAGCTTAATTACATTTCTAATATTCTTGTTATTTCGGATCCAGCTAATCCAGAAAATGAAGGGCAAGTAAAGCTTTTCAAGTATGGTAAGAAAATCTTTGATAAGATTTCTGATGAGATGAATCCAGAATTTGAAGATGAGAAGGCTGTTAATCCTTTTGATTTTTGGGATGGCGCTAACTTCAAGATGAAGATTCGTAATGTTGAAGGTTATCGTAATTATGACAAGTCTGAATTTGCAGATTCTTCATCTTTGTTTGGTGGTGATGATTCTAAGATTGAAGAATTGTGGAAGAAAGAACATTCTTTAAAAGATTGTATTGATCCAAGCAAGTTCAAGAAGTATGATGAATTGAAGGGACGTCTTGATAAAGTTCTAGGCGGTGTTGCAGTAAAGACTGTTGCTGAAAATGCAAAGGTTGGAAGTGTTGATACTGTTGAAGAATTGGTTGCAGCACAACGAAAAGCTGAACCTAATTTAGAAGATGACGATGATATGAATTATTTCAAGTCTCTAGCTAATCAAGAATAGCGTCCCTTCAAAAACAGATTCCGAAGCCGCATTTGCTTTGTTAAATGCAGCTTGCGCCGAAACATTAACCGTGTTCGCAAATGCATAAGCTGAATCTACCTTGACATTAACGGTGTTTGCAAATGCATATGCTGAATCTACTTTAACATTAATGGTATTTGCGAACGCATATGCAGAATCTACTTTAACAT